TTTGTGAATATTATAATAGAAAATACACTGAAACACTACTCACAATATATTATGAAGCTCTTAAAAACTTCAATATCGAACAGGTAATAAATGCTTCTAAAAAAATAATGGCCAATAGAAAATATACTTCATTTCCTGTAATTGCTGACTTTAGAGAATACCTGGAAGGAACTATTGATACAATAGCACATCAACAACTTATGATCGTTCTTAAAGATTTAAAATACGGAAATTATAAATGCCAGTATTCTGATCCAATTACTCAAAAACTAATGACTGATAGATGGAATATAAAATCTTGGGGAAGAACAGTCCTTACTTCCGAATTGGAAAAATGGTTTCCTAAAGAGTTTATTGAAGCATATAAAAACCTTGAACCTGTTAAAGAACAATTACAACTTGAACAACCAGTAACAAAAGAAATTAAAAAAATAACAGAGAACATAGGATAAACCAAAAACAAAGGAGATTAACATGCCAAAGAAAAAACAAAAAACAACCATGGAAAAAAATGGAAAAAATTATTGAGCTCATTAAAAAAACAGTTCAGACCGTTAAAGAATACTTCCAGAATGGAGCTACTAACAAAAAACTCCGCCTGGAAATTCGCGGTTATAAATCCGGCAGCTCAAGAATGAAAAAAACAATAAAAGAACTGAAAAAAGAACTGAAAATATACATAACATCCCATGATGATGTTCTTAAAAAACTTCACGATTCTTCTCAAAAAATAAAAAAATTAGAAGATTTAAATGAAACCCTTGAAGATGAAAGAGATGAAGCTGTTAAAGAACTTGCTAAATATGTTATTGAAAAAGAAGAAGAAAAAACAGAAAGACCAGAAGCAACTTCAGATGCTAAATTTTAACCAAGAACACTTGAAGCATCCTTTGTCTGTGACACACTGCCTGAACTCCTTGCAGGAAGGCCTATATCTGAACCCAAGGGATGTCTACTCAAACCACTTCTTAATCCCGGTCTTGATGCTTCAGGTGTTTTTTTAAAAACATTATTCTTTTATTGGCCAAAGGAAAGGAGTTTCTTATGGAGTAAAAACAAAACAGTCTCTAAATCAACTCATACTTTAAAGTCGAGAAAAAACCCTTATTATGAAAATAACAGGGGTTTTTTTATAAAAAAAATAAATTCTTCCCCTTATATATAAGAGATTGCAAAAAGGGCCCCGATTTACAGGCATGTTATAATAAATAATATTGACAAAATTTAAGGTTGAATGTTTATTATTGGCTCATGAAGAAGAAAACTCCCGTAAAAAAATCCCCAAAGAAAAAGAAAGCCTGTTTAAAACTTACTATTAATCAGAAGAAGTATTGTGATTTATTGCCTTCATGTGATTGGAATCAGACTGAAGCATATATTCAAGCATATGAAACAAGCAATAGAGATACTGCCAGGAATGGTGCTGCAAAACTAATGAAGATTCCAAAAGTGCTTAATTATGTTTTAAAGCTCAAAAGGGAAATGTTTAATAAGATAGAGCTTGATACTACACAGATACTTCATGAAGAGCGAAATCTAACCAGATCGGATATAGCGGATTTAATGGATGAAAACGGATGTAATATTCCAGTTCATAAGCTTCCTGAAAATGTCAGGCAGTGCATATCACACTTTGAAGTTAAACAGCTTGAATATGATCTTAAAGGCATGCCGATCATAAAAAAATATATTTACAAGTTTTGGGATAAAGGCCAAGCATTAAACCGGCTTGAAAAATGTCTTGGTATGCATGCAGACACGAATATAAATTTAAAACTGGCCGGTGAAGTTGAAGGTAAAGTAACTCACAAAATGGATGCTGAAGAAGCTGCCAGAGCTTACAGAGAACTTGTTAATGGATAACGATATTTACCAAAAAATAATTATTGATCGTGTAAAACGGCTTGAAAAAATTCGATCCGGCAATGTGGATCTTGATGCCATAAACTATCACTATAAATTCAATCCAATAAGTTTTGTTAATGACTGGGCATGGACTCATGATCCCAGGCGGAAGAATTTAAAAACACTTCCAATGGTCCTTTGGACAAAGCAGGAAGATTATTTTGACTGGCTTGATGATCGTGTTGAACTTGAGGAAGATGGGGTTGTTGATAAGTGTCGGGATGCTGGAGCAACTTGGCTTAATTGTTGGTATTCAATTCACAGATGGATTTATTTTGATGGATTCAATATAGGTTTTGGATCAAGAAAGGAAAAGCTTGTTGATACAATCGGAGATCCAGACAGTATTTTTGAAAAGATGAGAATAGGCCTTAGACTTCTTCCAAATGAATTCCTTCCAAGAACTTTCAATATTGATAAACATGCTACTCATTTAAAAATCAAAAATCCTGTTAATGGGGCTGTCATTGCCGGGGAAGGCGGAGATAACATAGGAAGGGGCGGCAGATCAACAATGTATTTCAAGGATGAATCTGCTTTCTATGAAAGACCTTTGAAGATCGATGCCGCTCTTTCTCACAACTCTGATGTCAAAATTGACGTTTCAACTCATAACGGAATTGGAAACCTGTTTTATCAAAAACGGTTCTCCGGTAAATATCCTGTATTTGAATTTGACTGGACTGATGATAAACGAAAAGACCAGGAATGGTATGATAAGCGGAAAGAAAAAGAAGACCCTATAATTTTTGCTCAAGAAGTTGATCGAGATCCAGGTGCTTCTGCTGAAGGAATTTGTATTCCGGCCAGATGGGTAAAGGCTGCAGTGAATTTTGAAATACCGGGTGAAGGAGAAAAAGTTGCAGGATTAGATGTTGCCGATGATGGCGGAGATTTAAATGCGATTTGCTTCAGGGAAGGTTCTGTTGTTCCAAAACCAATTAAATCATGGAAAAAAGGCACTCCGGCAGAAAGTGCCAGAAAAGCTTATCATCTTTGCCTTGAGAATGGCATGCTTGTTTTAAAGTTTGATACTGTAGGCATAGGTGTAAGTGTAAGGGATGAGCTTGATCATAAAGAATATAAAGATTTAAAGGCTGAAGGCTTTTCATCAGCCAGTAAACCGACTGCCGGATGGTATATCAAGCCAGATCCAGAAAATCAAATCCCAGGCAAAAAAAACCGCGATCAGTTTTTAAATCTAAGGGCTGAAGCATGGTGGAAAGTCAGAAGACGGTTTGAAAAAACCTTTGAAACAAGAGAAGGCATTAGAGAACATGATCCTGATGATATGATTTCAATCCCTGATGATCGTGAAACAATTGCGGAACTTTCAATGCCAAAATATAAATATACAGATAACGGTAAAATAAAAATAGAATCCAAACAGGATATGAAAGCAAGGGGAGTGAAATCTCCAAACAATGCTGACAGTTTAATTTATGCTTTTGCTCCTGTTGAAGACAAAGGACCTCATTTCAGGGTAAGGCAAGTTTAAGGAGGAATTATGGCTTTTTTCGATATAACAGGTGATAGAAAAGCAGTTGCAATGTATCTTACAGGTTCAGCCATGTGGACAAGTGCTTTACGAGTCCAGGCGAAACAAAGAATTAATATTGGAATTCTTATTGGATCATTTGTCAGTGATATGCTTTCGGCTTACGCTTTTAGCACTACTATTTCCGGTATGGTAAGCACATTATCCGCGAGTATTATTCTTCAGAGAAGAATGCGTGAAGATACTAATCAGCTTTCAGGAACAGGAGATGCTGACTGGGCTTGGCGAGATGTTGAAGACTGGACTGTTTTGTCTACTTCCGGTGCAAGTGCTTCTGAGGAAAATATTTCAACTACTCCAGAACCAGAACCATGTGAATACAGAATAGGTTGTGGAGCAGGGCAATGGGATGCCGGAACTGCTATCCTTAGACTTGGCACTTCATAAGGAGATTTGATATGTCAGGAAATATTATAAAACCAAATGGCCTTACAAGAATTATTCCTGCAAATTATAATGTTAATTCAGCTTGGGATATGCTTTCTAGGTCAGTTGATGGATATGAAAAATCAGTTACAAAAACTTTAACAACAGCAGCAGCTCCGCATTTAACAAATCTTTTCAGGTTTGATGGGGCATGCAACCTGAATTTTATTTTTGGAGTGTTTACAGATGTAACAGACATTGCTGATATGACAGCATGTCATTTTGATATTTGGGATGGCACTACTTCAGTTAAGCTCACAGCAGCAGCAGGGCCGGCATTAACTGGTTATGGATTAGGATCATATTTCCTTAAAGATGATGTTGTGGCAAATGCTTTGATCGGTTTAAATAACGATCAAGTCAGAATCCGTGAAACAGCAGTAGGAACTCTTCTTGCTCCTGTAAAGCTTTCTCCAAAGGCCGGTGTGGATAATTATATCCGGTTTGGTTACACTTCTGCCAGTATCAATGTAACTATAAGGTTTGGACTGATTTATGTTCCTTCTGTTAATTATGAAAATGTATTTGCTGTATAGGGGTTCTTATGTCCGGTAATATTGTAAACAGAGATATTCTTAAAATTGACAGTTTAAAAACTGATGGCCTTGAAGGGATAAATAATTCTTTAGCTTACAGAGTCCATGAGATTGAAAAGCATTTACATAATAATGAAAAATGGTTTGGTCTTGCTGCAGTTCCAAATGCTGAAATTCACAGGGCAGACAGAATGGATGGAGTTATTCTTCCCTTTACCTTAACAGCCGGTAATAATGATTTTGGCTCATGGGTTCAGGTTTTAGGCAGTTCTGATACTCCAGTTACAACAGGTTGTTTAAAATTTGATCTTCACAGGTTTCTTGTAACAACAACAAACAGCACAAGTGCTTTTATTATTCAGGTTGTAAAGGGTGAATCAGCAGATATTGCTGCCAAGTTAGCCTCTGAAGATTATTCAGAGTTTCCTTATATATCTGCTACTAACAATGCAGATAGTGGAATCAATGACATTCTTGATACAAGAGTTTCTGTAGGCGAAAAGCTTTGGGCAAGATGTGCATGTGTTGGACAGAACGGAACTACAATTGCTTTTTATTTTGGAATTCATGAATACATAGGTTAATCAATGGGATTAAAAAACTGGATAGCAAATCGTTTTTCAAAAGAAAGCCTGGTTCAAGGCCTTTTTGTTATGGAAGCTCCAAATGGAGTAGTATGGCGGAAACGCGATTACCAGAATTTTGCCAGAGAAGCTTACATGAAAAACACCATTGCTTTCAGGTGTATTCTTGAAAGAGCATCAGCATCAGCATCAGTTCCCTGGAAACAATACGATGGTGAAGATCCTACACTTGAACAGCCTAAATGGTTAAAAAGAGCAAATCCGAATGAAAGTTTTAATTTTTTAGTCATGAGATTGATGGCTTTTTATCATCTGGCCGGTAATTCTTATCTTGAAAGAGTAGGACCAGTTACAGGAGAAAATGCCGGGCAGATAAAAGAATTATATGTTCATAGACCAGACAGGGTTGAAATTCTTTTAGACACAAAGAATCAAAGTCAAACTGCCGGTGCTATTATAGGCTATAAATACACTTTAAACGGAAAGCACAAGATTTGGGATATCGATCCAATAACAATGCAGGGTGATTTGCTTCAGTTTAAAACATTTCATCCTGATGATGATTTTTATGGTCTTGCTCCTACTGAACCGGCAGGCAGGGAAATTGATACCCATAATGAATCAACTCGCATGAATAAAAATCTTCTTCAGAATCAGGGCAGGCCTAGTCTGGTTGCTTCAGTTATTCTTGATCCAGATAAAGGATTTACTGAGCTCACTGATAAGCAGTTTACAAGAATGGAGCGGATGCTTAATGAAAAGTATTCCGGTGAAGGTGTAGGAAAAAGCCTTATTGTTGAAGGCACAAGAGGAACAAAGGTTGAACCGTATGGTTTTAATCCACAAGAGCTTGATTTTCTTGAAGGCGGAAGGGAAATTGCCAGAAAGATTTGTACTGCCTATAGAGTTCCTCCTCAGTTGATCGGTATTCCAGGCGAAACCAAATTTTCAAACTATAAGGAAGCAAGGGCTTCATTTTGGGAAGATACCGTTATTGGCGATCTTGAATATATTCAAGGTGAATTAAACAACTGGGTATATGCTGAAGATTCAAACCTGTTTATTAAGCCGGAGCTTGACAATGTTCCTGCATTATCCCATAAACGCGACAAACTATGGGAAAGAGCAGAGAATTCAAAATTCTTAACCATAAATGAAAAAAGAGAAATGGTAGGGAAAGATAATTACGGTCCGGAAGGGGATGTTATTTATGTTTCGGCAAGTGAAGTTCCTTTAGGTTTTGAAATCGATGATGAAGAAGAACAGGAAAAAGCGGCAAGGAAAGAACTGGAAAGCAAAGGTTTTTCAGAAACTGAAATTGAAGCGATTATTAATGGATGATAATAGATCCGAAAAACGACAAGGAAAAACTTCAGGCACAAACTGCCATGACCAGAACAATGGCAGGATTAGAAGTCGTTGGCCGGAGAAGATTTTTAAAGCTGTTGAACAAACAATATTTAAAGGCTTCAAGGCTTGTTAGCCAGGGTGTTATGAACGTGGATTATGCAATTACACAAGATGCAGGATTAATGGCAGAAACATTTATTGCCTATTATCTGAAAATTTCAAAAGTCTTTGGTGACTTTTTTAATGATGCCTTGAAAGCCGTTGAACGTAAAGATGCTGAATCTGACTTTAAAAGAATCATTCATGACTGGGCAACTACTCAGGCTGCCCAAAAAGTAGCAAAGGTTCAACAGACTACTAAAAAGGCTTTAGCAAAAATAATAAATAAAGGAATGTCAGATGGTCTAAGTAATAGGGAAATAGCATCAGACATTTTAAAAAGCGGAAAAATAACTAATCCACATAGGGCTTCTGTAATTGCCAGAAATGAAACTCATACTGGTTCGGTTCATGCGGTTCAAAAATCTGCTGAAGTTTCCAGGGTTGAAATGGAAAGGGAATGGGTAGCAAAGCTTGATGAACGCACTCGCGGTGTTGATCCAAATGATAAATTCAGTCATATTCGGGCTGATGGTGAACGTGTAGGCATGAAAGAAGTTTTTACAAGAACCGGAGAAGCTTTAATGTATCCAGGTGATCCTAACGGCTCTGCAGCCAATACAATTCAATGCAGATGTGTTGTCGTATATCATAGGGTTTCAGAAATGAAACCAAATATTGTAAGGGAGGAGTTTTAAAATGAAAACAAAATATTTAGAAGTGCCTTTTGCAGTGAAAGAAGATGGAATCAGCGATGAAGGCATTATTAAAGGTTTAGCATCTCCTTTTGGCGGTCCTCCTGATGATGGCGGAGATATTATTGTAAAAGGTGCTTTTGATAAGACTATTAAGGCAGGCGGAAGAAACGGAACAGGAGTGGTAATGCTTTCACAGCATGGCCGGAAAGATAAAACTCCTATTGGTGTATGGAACAGCCTTATTGAACGTGATAAAGGTCTTGAAGTTGAAGGCAAAATGTTTATAGGAGATCCGAATGAAGCTAAAGGAACAATGCTTGCCAATGAAACTTTTGTAGCAGCAAAAGGCGGAGGATTAACCGGGTTATCAATCGGATGGGATTTTCCAAGAGATAAGGATGGGATGAGACTTCCAGAATCTTTTGAATATGACAGTTCAAAAGGTTGCAGATATTTAAAACAGATTGATTTATGGGAAATAAGCCTTGTTACATTTCCCATGGCCAGAAGAGGTCAAATAACAAATATAAAAGATGTAGAAGGGATAAAAACTGAAAGGCAGTTAGAAGAATTCCTGAGGGATTCAGGAAATATGTCTAAAAAAGCTGCTCAGTTTATAGTTACCCTTGCAAAGCCTTCCTTGAGGGAGTTAAGGGAGAATGAAGACAAAGGCGGAGACAAGAACGGTGATGAGGATTTGCTTCAAATTCTTGACGTAATTATTAACAATGTTAAATCAAACTTAACGAAAGGAAACAATTAAAATGGATATTAATTCAAAAGAATTTAAAGAGCTGGTTGAAGGGAGTAAAAACCCGGAAGTCATAAAAGGCATTATATTAAATATGAATGCCATTGGTGAGGATTCAAAGAAAAACTTTGAAACACTTCAGAAAGATTTTCACGAGATTAAAGCTCTTATAGAATCAAGTGGCGAAAAGCTTGATCCGCTTGTTAAAGAACAGGTTGAAAAGCTTGGAGATTCTGTAACAATCCGGCAGGATGAAGCTGAAAAGAAAATGAATGAAAGGATGGATGATTTTGAAACCGCGATTCAGCGACTTCCGAAAGGTTATGATAACGATCCTGCTCTTATGGCCAAGGAAGCTGAATACCTGGAATCTTTTCGAAAACATTCTTTAGCAATCAAATCAGGTGAAGTAGGACTTGATGCTAAAAGATATAATGCTCAGAAAGAAGCTATTACTGCTGAAGCTTATGAAGCGTATAAAAAAGAATTTGAGTATGTACTCCGGCATGATGATAAACATATTACACCGGAACAGTACAAGGATCTTTCAGTTGGTATTGATCCTGATGGCGGATATGCAGTAACTCCTGTTATGAGTTCCAGGATAATTCAGCGTGTATGGGAAATGGACCCGATCAGGCAGATTGCTGCAGTTGAAAGTATTTCCACAGGTGCTATTGAATGGCTTGTTGATTATGATGAAGCCGGTGGCGGATGGGAATCTGAAACTGTTGTAACAACTGATACTACTACTCCTCAGTTCAATTACAAAAGAATTCCGGTTCATCCTCTTGCATCAAGGCCAAAGGCTACACAGACCCTTCTTGAAGATTCAGGCATAAATATTGAATCATGGTTGGCCGGTCATGTTGCTCGTAAATTCGGCAGGATTGAAGGAGCTGCATTTGTAAATGGTGATGGTGTGAATAAACCTCGCGGTTTTCTTACTTATCCAACATATACAACAGCAGGCACTGACAAGTATGGCGAAGTAGAGCAGATTGCCATGGGGCATGCAACTGAGCTGACTGCTGATGGCTTTTCCAATGTAAAATATGCCATGGTTGAAGATTTGATGGATCGCGGAACATGGCTGATGAACAGAACAACGGTAAGGGAAGCAATGCAGTTAAAAGACGGTGAAGGAAGATATATCTGGCAGCCGGGACTTCAGGCAGGACAGCCTTCAATGATTCTTGCTCTTCCGGTTCGTATGTCAACCACAATGCCTACAATTGCTGCAAATGCTCTTTCTGTAGCTCTTGCTGACTGGGCTGAATTTTACATGATTGTTGATCGGCTTGGAATAACAATTCAGCGTGACCCGTTCACAGTAAAACCTTTTGTAGAATTTTACTCAAGGAAGCGTGTTGGCGGAGACGTTATAAATTACCAGGCAGGCAAAATTGGTAAAGTTTCTGTATAATAATAAAATAACCTTTAAGGAGGAAAGAAAATGGCTTTAAGAGACAATTTCAGTAATCATAAATTTTTCCAGTGCATTCCGCCACAGAACATGCTTGCTTCAGCGGATCTTACCGGAGTGGACATTGACACTCAGGGATTTGAAGCACTGACTGTATGTGTTAATGTTGGCAGGCTTTCAGCAATTACTTCTGTAAGTTATATTCAGCTTATACTTGAGCATACAGATGCTTCTGCTTTAGGGCTTGGGCCTTCAACTTATGCAATAGTATCTGCTACAGATGTAATCGGTCCGGATGCTACATCTTTGACATCAGGCATCTGGAAAAAACTTTTTACTTCCGGTGCTACAGCACTTTCAACACTTGGAAGCACTGTTTATAAGGTTGGCTATCGCGGTAATAAGCGTTATGTCAGGTGCGTTATCGATCTGGTTGATTCGGTTGGTGCGGCTTCAGATGCCATTGGTGCTATGGCTATTCTGAGTAAACCGGCAAACTGGGCTGTTAATGAAGTTTATGATGTTTCAACTTCTGATGGCTAAAAAATAAAAGACAGGGCATAAGACTGCCCATTATTAATTTAATCGGCAGTCTAGCCTTCTCTTTATAAGGAGGATTTGTTATGTCTGAAACAGATGCAAGCTATACCACTAAAGTAGGTATAGAACAAAAAGCTGAAAAAATATTTGTCCGTGAAGACGGTATCATGAAGTTTTTTGATGTTGATTTTACCGGATTGTTTTTAAGGAACAATCTTTTATCAAGAACAATGAGAGGAACTACTTTAGGTTCAGCAGTTCTTTCAAATCTGAACAGTCGAGTAACTTCAGTAGGTGCGATTGTAGGAGCTCTGTCAAATGACATTCCAGGCGGAACATGGGATTTCGTTCTTGATACTGGTCTTTCATTATTTTCAATGTCAATGCCGATTGCTTCTGAGTTTTCAGGAGTTGAACTTATTTTTCGCGGAGCTGAAGTAATTACAGATGGGAATGTAATTCTTCTGGCCGGTTCTGCAGGCGGTGATTCAGTTCTTGGTTTGCAGGGAAGCGATCTGTCAAGTATTAATCTCAGTGCTGATTTTTATCTTAAATTTGTTTCTAATGGTGCTATATGGTCAGTGCAAGATAGAAACGGTTCTGCAACTGAACAGGCTTCATCATAGGAGAATAGATAATGTCTGAAACAGATGCCAGCTATCAAGCCGATGTTGGATCAGAACAGAGTGCCGATACCATGTTTTTAAGGGCGGAAGGGATTTGTAACTTCTTTAATTTTGAAGCATCCGGCATATTTTTGAGAAATCATTTTCTCAGCCGTATTATGAAGGGTGCTTATATAAATTCCGTTGTTCTTTCAAACCTTAACAGCAGGCTTACTTCTGTAGGTGCTATTACAGGGGCATTGTCATATAATGTGCCTGCAGGCACATGGTATTTTTCATTAGCTACCGGGAATTCATTATTCTCAATGTCTGTTCCAAATTGTTCTGGCTTGTCTGGCACTATTTTAATTTTAAGAGGTTTTGATGTTGCAGGGGATGCCAATGTTCTTTTAAATGGTGGCACTGGGGCTTCTTTAATTGGTACTGCCAATGGAACAGATTTATCCAGCATAAATCTTAGTGCCAATTTTTATTTAAAATTAATGGCAATTGGAGATACTTCATGGGCTGTTCTTGAACAAAATGGATCGGCAACTGAAAGAACTTCTGCATAAGGATTAAAAAGATGACACTTGAACAAGTAGCTGCACATTATCCGGTTGATGATGTTGAAGGCAGTATTACTACAAAGGCAGGCTTTAGAAGAAACGGTGATCTGATTTTTGTAAGAGAAGATGGATCGTTTAAATTCTTTGATGCTGATTTTACAGGATTAGCTTTAAGCGGAATTATGCTTCATGATTATATGCTAGGTTTAAGAAATAGTGGCAATATGTATTTTGATAATACAAATGCTGCTATTTTAACGGCAGGCATTTTATCATGGCAGGGAGTTGTTGATTTTGTTCAATTTCCAATTTTAATAGGACTTTTTCCATTAACTATTACAAATGCAATAAGCAATGGTAATGTTTCTACTCCTTGTGTATCTGTTTCTGGTCAAATTTTAACTGTTGAAGGAAAAGATACTGCTGTTGGTGCAGATATAAGCTTACAGTGGAATGTTCAAGGAACAGGGGCTTCAATTACAGGAACAACCGGATCAGACCTGTCAAGTCTTATCATGAAACAAAGAAGTTTTTTAAAATTATATTCTGCCAATGGCGATGCATGGCAAGTGCTTGGTAAAAGTAATGTGACAGAAAGAGCTTCATAATAAAATTATAGAGAGGAATAAAAAATGAATAAAATCAAAATGAAAAGAACTTTACCAGGAAGTAATGATGGACTTTCAGTAAAAGGTTTTGAGAAAGATAAAGTGTATGTTGTAGGTACTGACATTTCTCCTGATCTTGCTGAAACTTTTGTTAATATTGATGCTGCAAATCCTTTCAGTCAGTCTCAGGAAGATGCTTTAAAACCAAATCCTCCTGAAACGGAAGAAGAAAAAACTCAGCAGAACGATAATGAAGCTCCTAATCAGAAAAATGAAGACGGAGAAGGAGAAGGTTCTGATTCTACTGAAAGTGAAGAAGCAGAATCTGAAGATGGAGAAGGCAAAGAAGCTGAATTCACAAAAGACATTATTGAAGGCATGAAAAGAGATGAGCTTGTTGTTCTTGCCGATTCAAATGAAAAGATCAATATAAACACTGATGATAAGGCTTTTAAGAAACGGAAAAAACTGGCTGCCGAAATAATCAAACAACTGGAGCTGTAAAATGGTTATCCGTTATGGTGAATTTGTTCCAAGGGATTTAAGCAATTATCCCATTTATCCAAGGAACTCTATCTATCCAAGAGCTTGGCCTGCTGATGGTAATGGTCAATTTGCTGTTACTACTCCGCCTACTGAAGAACCTATTACTGTTGATGAAGTAAAGTTGTTTGGTCGGATTGATGGAGACTATGAAGATGCTCTTATTCTTGGATTAATAAAAACAGCAAGGGAAAACGCTGAACCGTATCTTGGAAGGGCAATAGTTACACAAACAATTACTTATGCCATGGATTACTGGCCTTCATATGTAATTGAATTGCCAAGGGCAGGCGGATTAATAGCCATAACAAAAGTAGTTACCCTTGATGAAGATGATACTGAAACAGTCTATTCATCAGATAATTATTATTCTGATACTCTTTCAGAACCGGGTAAATTAATCATCCGGCAAACAGCTACACTTCCGTATAATTCGGATAGATCGCATGGCGGATATCAAATAGTTTATACTGCCGGTTATGGATCGGCATCAGATGTTCCTGAAGGCTTAAAAACCGGATTAAAATTATGGGTAATGCATGGATATGAGAACCGGACATTAAGCAAAGATCCGCCACCTGAAGCCAGAGGATATATAAATAATTATAAGATCAGTAAAGGCCTAAGATAAATGACATGGCTCGCTCCACAACTTAATAAAAGAATAAAGCTTCTAAAAGCTATTCAAGATCCTGTTGATTTTGGCGGCATGGAAAGAAGTTATTTACCGATCACAAGTTTATGGGCAGGAATGAAACCAGTTAAGGGCGGTCAATACATTCGCGGTGTTCAGATTGATAAAGAAACAACTCATATTTTTACTATCCGGCAATCAGGGGTTTTAAGCTTGGGCCGGCAGTTTGCCACAGGATTTTCAAGTGGATATGACTCAATAGCTGATCAAGCTCCGGTAAAAGTTGAGTATTTTATCTTTCTTGATTATGGAAGTCAGATTACAACGGCTTTTTCCAATGCTTTCTGGCTCGATTTTACAAAGATCAATATTTATGAGGGAAGATTATTCAGGATAAGGACAGTTGAAAACCATAAAGAACAGCATGAATATTTTATTATGGAATGTAACGAAATTGAAGAGCAAAATACTGGTTATAAAATATGACTGAAGAAACTCGCATTCAGAGAGAAAATGAAAAAGTAATTGCTGAATTAAAGAACATTCCTGAAGAAATAAAAGGAGCTCTTGATGAAGAACTTACTTTTGCCGGTGAAGCTATCAGAACCGCGATTATAATGAATCTTCAAAGAGGTAAAAAATCCGGCAGAGTTTATCTTTTTCGCGGTGCTCATCCTGGTGAAAAAGCAGATCGATATTTTAAAGCTCCACAGGGTCATTTTTACCCTGCTGTTAAAAGAAATAAACCTCATCAGGCATCTGCTCCTGGTGAATCTCCGGCAACTGATACAGGGGAGCTTGTTTCAAGGATTGTAAGTTTGGCTCAGTCAGGCGGAGTAGAAGTTGGAGCGTTAGCAGGAAAAAATAAAGTACCTTTATGGCTTGAAGAAGGCACAAGGTTTATGGCAGCAAGGCCTTACATTGAACCGGCCATAAAAGAAACAGAAAACGAAATTGAAAATAATATAGCAAAGGCTATTGGAAATATTTTATCATGAAACTTGGCAAAGTAGCATTAAAATTAAGGCTTAATAATAATACAAGATTTGAGCAAAGAATCTTTGGGGCAGCCGATATTGCAACTCTAAAAGATGCTACCTTAACTGAAGATATGGCATTTGTAATTCCTTTGAATGATTCTGCTCCGCCTAATACCGGAGATAATCATATTAATCAATTAGTAACTGAACAATTTGGAGTTATAGTTGCTTTAAAGGCGGATATAAAACAATCAGATAAAACACATTTAATTCCTATGGATCTGATTCATAATGTCAGGGATGAAATCAACAGTCAGATTCTTGGATGGAAAATTCCAGATACTGATGATGATACAAGTAATTATGAAGGTTTAATTTATTATGCCGGTGGAACATTAATTGATATTAACAGGGCTTGGGTATGGTGGCAATATGCATATGCTACTACATTAAGATTTTGCAGTCCAGAGAATACTGCTGATGAAGGCACAAGCGAACTTCCGGCATTTTTAAGAGCGTATGCTCAATATGTATTAAATCCAGATGATGATTTTTCAATGGGCGGAAGAAGCCTTCCTATTCCCAGTAATGAAACCGATGCAGAACAACTTGTAGAATAAGGAGGAAGTATGGATAAAGCCACAGAAAGATTTTTAATACCAAGAAAAGGATTAACGGTAAGAGATCCGATATCTAATGAACCGCTACCGGCAGAAGGGATGATTAAACCATGGACAGGATCAGCCGGAAGATATTGGAGAAGGCGTGTAAATTGTGGAGATGCAACTGAAGGAAAACCGTCTACCACCAAACCAGAGAAACCAGAGAAAAAGGGAGGTAAAGACTAATGACTATTAATTTTAATGATATTCCTACAACTATGAGAACTCCTGGAGCTTATACGGAAGTTGATAATTCAAGAGCTTTACAGGGACTTGCTGCAAATCCTCATAAAGTTTTAATTATCGGACAGAAGATTTCTGCCGGTTCTGCCGCACTGCTTGAACTTAAAGCAATTACAAGAGATGATTTTCCGAATACATTTTTTGGAGCAGGAGCTTTACTGGCAAGAATGTGCAACAAGTTCAAAGAGAATAATCCAAACACTGAACTCTATGCAATCGCGGTTAGTGATAATGCTGCAGGGGTTTCTGCTGAAGGTATTATTCATACATCAGTTGGACTTTCTGCAAATGGTTTTTCAACAGCCGGAGCAGGAACTTACAACCTTATGATTAACGGTGTAGCAGTTGATGTTCTTATGACTTCAGGACACTCTACTGCCGATGTAAACAGTGCTATTGTTACAGCCGTAAATGCTAAATCAACCTTACCCGTTGTAGCTTCAACCAATGCTACTTCAGCAGTTCTTTTAAAAGCGGTCAACAATGGAACACCTGGAAACTATATTAATTTCAGGGATAATTATTATGATAATCAATCACTTCCTTCAGCATTTACAGGTGATTCAGTTCACATGTCAGAAATGACAGGCGGAGCTAATGATCCTGATATTGGAAGTGTATGGGCTGTTATTGATAACGAGCAGTATCAGTACATGATTCAGCCTTATATTGATTCCGCGAATCTTACTGAAATTGAAAATGAACTTTCTGATCGCTTTGGTCCTTTAGAAGATATTCAAGGTCATGGCTTTACAGCAGTAAGAGGAACTCAGGCATCATGCACTACTCTTGGTAATACAAGAAACAGTCCTCATAATACTATTATGGGAGCATATGATGCTCCTAACGATCCTGCAGAATGGGGTGCGGCACTTGGAGCACAAGCATCTTTTAATCTTAATAATGATCCTGCAAGACCGCTTCACACACTGGAACTCAAAGGAATTCTTCCTCCGCCTATTGAAAACAGATTTACCAGGGCAGAGAGAGACATCCTTCTTTATGATGGTATTGCTACTTATACTGTTAATGTTGGCAAGGTTCAGATTGAAAGGTGTATTACTACATATCAGACAAATGCTCTTTCAATACCGGATGCCAGTTATCTTGATGTTCAGACTTTGGCAACCCTTTTAGAAATCAGGTATCAGTTTAAGGTAAGAATGACAAACAGGTTTATTGTGCCAAGATTTAAACTGGCTGATAACGATTTTCCAGTTCAGGCCGGATCAAAAGTAGCTACTCCAAGCATTGTTAAAGGAGAATGCATTGCATTGTTTACACAGTTAAGGGATATTGGCTTGATCGAAAATCTTGATGATTTTATTACTAATTTAGTTGTGGAAAGAAATGCAACTGATAGAAACCGGGTTGATGTATTATTGCCACCTGATTTAATCAACCAGTTCAGGATTCTGGCAGGACTCGTACAATTTATTTTATAAGGAGGAATTATGTCAGGTAAAATAACAGGCAGGGTTCAAATTCTTGTCAATGGAGATTTGCTGTTAAGTAAAACCGGAGCGACAGCCAGTGGAATTGGAGTTTCTGGACAGCAGGCATATGAGAGAAAGGTTGTTATCGGAGATGGAGGAGTTCATGGCTATGTTGAAGAGGGTGTAGAAGCATTACTGGAAGTTACAGTTACTGATAGAAGTGATGTTATGCTTAATGACATTGCTCAGATTTTTCAGAATGGTACTGTTATTTTCCAGGCTGCCGGTGGCGGAAAATCTTATAAGATGGAAAATGCTACCTGCCTGAACAACATGGAACTTACATCCGGTGAAGGTGAAGTAACTGTTCGGATGAGTGCTTCTTACTGGACTGAAACAAGTGAGGATTCATAATGAAAGAAAATCAGATTAAACTTCAGTTTCCAATTCCGGTTAAGCAGGAAGAGGGCCCCGATATTGAAACTGATATTTTAACTTTTCAAAGATTAAAATTAAAACATTTAAAGGTTCTTCCTGATTCTGTATTTGAAGGGGATGGTGATCTTACACCTAAAGAAGCAATTCCTTTGATTGCAGTGCTTACAGGAATTCCTGAAGAATCTGCTGATGAGATCGATATTATTGATCTTGAACCGATTGCAGAAAAGATACCGGATTTTTTAGCATCATTCCTCAAAACTGGAAAGAGCTGATTTGGGGAATGTGCGGAGTCTTTCATTTTGAACCAGATGTAGTATGGGAAATGGATCTTGATGATCTTAATTTTTGGACTGAAGGATCTCAGAAAGTGATTAAATGGCAAAACAGTTTGACATAAGCATTCTTTTAAAAGTCATTAATAAGGCCACTAAACCTTTAACTAAGATAGATACTGGCTTGAAGAAGGTTGACAAGAGTACATCAAAGCTCAATAAGTCTATGAAAAAGCTTGGTGACCAAACTGTTAAAGTGGGAAAAAGTTTCAAGAAAGTAGGTTCTTCTCTATCGTTAAAATTAACTGCTCCTCTTCTTGGAGCAGGCCTGATGGCTTTAAAATCTTCAGCCGATATTGAAACCATGGGAGTGGCTTTTGAATCGATGCTTGGCAGTGCTGAAAAGGCTTCAAAGGTTGTAAAAGATCTTGTTGATTTTACCGCAAAGACTCCTTTTCAATTAGAAGGAGTTGGAAAGGCTGGAAAACAGCTTTTAGCTTTTGGAGTAGCTGAAGAAGATTTAATTCCAAGATTAAAAGTTCTTGGAGATATTGCAGCAGGGACAAATGCTCCTTTGTCAGATATAGCTCAGATTTTTGGTAAGATAAAAGCCAAGAATAAAGCTATGACTGAAGAGATTCTTCAATTGTCTGATCGCGGTATTCCAATTATTAAAATGTTGTCAGAGGAATATGGTATTACAGGCGAACAAGTATTAAAAGCTGCTGAAAAAAGCAAGTTGAGTTTTGATGTTATTTTTAAGGCCATGACAAAGATGTCTAATAAGGGAGGTATCTTTGAGAACCAGATGGAAAAACAATCTAATACCATGGCCGGTATTTTTTCCACTTTAAAAGATAATATTGTAATTGCTTTTGCCACTATTGGAGATGAACTTGATAAACAATTCAAGATTAAGGAAGCAATGAAAGGCTTGATAGTTACAATTCAGGAAATGACTAAGGCTTTTATTGCATTTTCAAAGGCTCATCCAGGCATAATGAAAGTTATTTTTGCATTAACAACATTTCTTGCTGTTTTAGGTCCTATCCTTGCAACTGTAGGCTTATTTATCACTTCAATAGGTGCTATTGTATCAGGTTTGGGGTCTGTGGCTATTGTTTTAGGGACAACAGCCGGAGCATTAGCTATTTTTATTGGTGCTTTTGCAGCAGCAGCCGCCGGAATGGTTGCAATCATTACTTTAATAACATTAATCATAAAAGATTTTAGAATTTTTAAAGAACTCGTAAAGGATTTATGGGATAAAGCAGGACTTTTAGCATTTTTAACTCCTCTTACTGCTATGATTAAGACTGTTGAGCTGTTAATTAAAGGTTCACAGAAGCTAAAACGTGTAATTTCAGGTGAAAAATCCCCTGAAGAAGTAGCTCAAGAAAGACAGCAAACCGGATTAGCTAACCTTGCCAAGCTTGTTCAGCAACGTCAGGCAGCACAAGGCACAGAATCAAAGATTTTAATTGAAGTAAAGGGGAAGGATGGGGCAACTGCAGATGTCAAGAATGTCAAAGGATCAGCCCCGGTAGCAGTATCAAATGAAGCACTTGTAGGAGCTCTATAATATGACTTGGAGAGATAATTTATTGCAGGGTAGCTTTCGCGGTGTTCCTTTTGAGATAAGAACATCTGATGCAGGCTTTGGCAGGAACAATATTCTCCATAATTTTCCGTTTCAGGATGAACCATATCTTGAAGATTTAGGTGAAGATACACCTGATTATCAGGTTGAAGGGTATATTATCCAAAGGCCTGAAAATGATTTTGATTATTTTACAAACAGGGATGAACTTATTACTGCCATGAGAACCAAAGGAGATGGATTATTGATCCATCCTTTTTATGGTGAACTCATTGTAGGTGTATTAGGAAAAGCAAGATTTTCTGAAGTCATAACTCCTGAAGGCGGAATAGTCAGGTTTAATGTTAATTTTGTTATTTCCGGCAGGAAGGTTTTACCGGGAACTGTTGTTTCTGCTGAACCGGCAATTGATGCTGTAGTTGGCACTTCCAAAGAAAGTGCTGAAATAGACTTTCTTTCTAATTGTGATACAGAAGATGAACCAGGATTTTCTTTAGAATCATTGGCCAGTAATATTAGTACTGGCATAAAAATGATACGGTCTTCAATAAATTCTATTAAAGAAACAGTTGATTCAACTGTTAGCACAGCAATTTCTACATTATCATCATTACAATCAAACCTTGATTCAATTATTGATAGTCCTGCTGATATTGGTAATTCTATAGTATCAGCCTTTGATATATTTACTGATTTAGTGGCAATAACAGATGATACTCTTGATCCTGATCGTATAAGCAACAATTTAAACAGAACAGCTTCAAATGCTGCATTATCTATTGCTCGTTTTGGAGAAATATTAGGCTCTTCAGATGATCCCAGTCCTTTTGGTGGCCAGATTGAAGAAATACCCATAACTACTCCGACAAGGGCAAGACAGTCTGCAAATCAAACAAGCACAGTGGATTATTTTAGAAGTTTAGCATGCATAACAGCATGCCAGATTGCTGTAAGGGTAGTATATGAAAGTTCACAGGAAGCAACAAATACCCTTGAAACAATTACTGCTGTAATTGATGATTTGCTTTTAAAGCTTGGTAATGAAACAGGCGGAGTAACTTATGGAACATATAATATAGTTTTTGAAACCAGTAATATTTATACTTCTCTTGAAGAAATGAGAAGAGAATTTACAAAAATCATGATTGATCTTGGGGCTTCCCTTGCTGATATTGAGGATTATGAAGTTCCTGCTGAAGTTATGACAACTTTAAACCTTTCATATGATAAATATAAAGATATTGACAGGGCGGATACTATATTTGAACGGAACAAAGAAGACATAAAACATCCTGGTTTTTTACCGCAGGGTGAAACTATAGAAATTTTGAGTGCTTAAATGGAAGATAATATACAATTAATAGTAAATGGGCAGGCATATGAAGGATGGCAGGAAGTAGCCGTTCAGCAGTCTATTATGCAGATTGCCGGAAGTTTTACTATTAGGGCTATTGATAGATATCCTGGTGAACCTGGATCATGGGGAATGTCAATGGGTTCAGAATGCCAGATAAAAATAAACGGTAAGAATATTATTGATGGTTATATTGATACACTTCCTGTTAATTATTCTGAATCTGAGCATGTTCTTGAAGTTAATGGAAGGGACAAAACAGGGGATCTTGTTGATTGCTCTTATTATGTTGCCGGTAAAAATGAATGGGTAAATACAACCGCTTTATCAATTATAACTTCTTTGGTAGCTCCTTTTGGTATTACTCTTGAAGTAAATGCAAGTGTTTCTTCAGCAGTTTCAGCCAAGATACCAAAGTTTTCTTCCAATGTTGGAGATACCATATTTACATTAATTGATAAGCTTGGAAAGGCACTTGGTTTTATACCGATATCAACTGGAAATGGAAAATTAACTCTTACTTCAGCCGGAGATACATATGCTACTGATTCCCTTAAATCTGGAGTGAACATAAAAGCCGGTGCATTAATACAGTCTAACGTGGATCGATATCAGACATATTATGTTCTTGGCCAGAATAACGGAACAGATTTTATAACTCCAACTGCTTCTACTCAGCCCATAGGATCTTATACTGATTCTGTTATTAATCGCGAAAGAACACTTGTAATTGAAGCTGACACTCCTATTGATATAAAAAAGGCAAGAGAACAGGCACAATGGGAAGCACTTGTTCGGGCCGGCAAATCAAGATCAGTTAAATATACTGTTTTAGGATGGAGTCAAACAAATGGCAATCCATGGCCGTTAAATAAATTGATTCAGGTATATGATAAAGCCTTGAGTATTAATGAAGCTTTTTTAATAACAGCAATAACCTTTACTTTAAGCATTGAAGAGGGTGCAAGAACGCAACTTTTATTAATGAATCCAAATGCGTTTACTCCGCTTTCTTCAGTTCTTGGAATTAAAACAAATTTTGATGAAGGTTCATCATCAGATTTATCATTCTTATCAAAGTTGGAATAATATGAACAAGTCTATATTTGACAGAATGGTTGCTCCGATTAAGAGGAAAATATCAAGGATATTTAGTGTTGGTATATTAAAAATTCTTGATAACAGTGGATACACTCAATTAATTCAGGCAACTTTTTTAAGCGGAGAAGTTATTTCTGATTTAAGAAGACTTCAGGAATACGGTTTTGCTTCATTTCCTTATTCTGATACTGAAGTTTTAAGTATATTTGCCAATGGTAACAGAGATCAGGGGATTGCTTTTTGTATTCATGACAGGGATAAAAGGCCAATTGATTTAGTTGAAGGAGAAGTAGCTGTTTATGGTCCGGATGACATTAATTCAAACCAGAGAATTCATTTTAAGGCCAATGGAAGTACTGTTATTGATGGATCTAATAATGTTACTTTAAATGCTGTAAATAATGTTAATATTAATTCTACTAAAAAAGTTGATATAACTGCCAATACTAATGTTAATATAATTTCCACAACCGGAAATGTAAGCATAGAATCTACAGCCGGAGATGTAATAGTTGAAGCAGGAAATACCGTTAAGCTTGGTTCTGGAGCAACTGCCGGAGTAATAAGGGCAGGAGATGAAACAGATGTAAATGCCGGGCATAAACATCCAATATCAGTAGGAAGCACAAAGGTATTAGCCGAATGAGTGGAGATGTAAAAATAAAATGGGATAATATTCTTCTTGAAGGTGATTTATCTTTTCTTACTTCCACTAACGATCTTGAATCTGATGGAGGTCTTGAAACAGCAGTATTTATAAGTTTATTTACTGACAGAAGAGCTAAAGATGATGATATTCTTCCTGATCCAAGAAGTGATGATAAGCGGGGATGGTGGGGTGATCTGGCAAAGCCGATTGAAGAAGGTGATCAGATTGGATCAAGACTCTGGCTTTTAGAAAGATCTAAAACAACTGAAAATATTTTAACATTAGGGAAAACATATATTCAGGAATCGCTTCAATGGATGATTGATGATCTTGTTGCTGATAGCATTGATGTTACTACTGAAAGGCAGGGAACTCCTGGTAATGATCGTTTTGTTTTTTCTGCAACAATAAAAAGAGGATCTGAAACAGTATTACAGGTTTCAATTAAATACGCTGATAAATGGGAGGTTCAATTCAATGCCATTTGATAGACCTACACTTGACACTCTGGTTGAAAGAATAAGCTCTGATATTGAAACAAGAATAACTGGAGCAAATTCTCTTTTAAGAAGATCGGTTCTTAAAGTTTTTACTCGTATTTGGGCAGGAGCTATACATCTTCTATATGGTTTTTTAGAATATGAAGCGGATCAATTATTTGCTTCATCTGCTGATACTGAAGACCTTGAAAACATAGCTGATGAATATGGTATTACAAGAAAAGCGGCCGCAAAATCAACAGGAGAAGCAGGAGCTACAGGCGGAAATGGGATTCTTATTCCTGAAGGAACTGAGCTTCAAACTGTTGACGGTGTTATTTATGAAACAACTGCTGATGTAACAACCGCTTTGGGAGTAGCCACAATATCACTTGAAGCACAAGAAGGCGGATCTGATGGAAATCAGGATGCCGGAACAACAGTAAGTTTTATAAGTCCTATTGCCGGAATTGATAATGATGCTACTGTTGATTCAGATGGTTTAATTGGCGGAACAGATGAAGAAACAGATTATGCTTTAAGGGAAAGGGTATTATCAAGAAAAAGATTACCTCCCCATGGCGGAGCTGATTTTGATTATGTTGCCTGGGCTTTAGAAGTTTCAGGAGTTACAAGAGCTTGGTCATTTCCTCTTTATCAAGGAGTTGGAACAATAGCATTAACATTTGTAAGAGATGATGATCTTTCAATTATTCCTACTGATGCTCAAAGACAGACAGTATATGATTATATTATAGAGCATGAAGATCCGGGTTCAGGAGAAACAGTCGGAATTCCGGTAACTGCTGAACCAGGATTTTTTGTACCGGCCTTAACAGAATTATCAGTTGATTTTGAAATAAATATAAATCCTAATACTTCAGAAGTTCAGGCTGAAGTTCAGGAACAACTTGAGGATTTAATTTTAAGAGATGGCGGACCAGGAAACACACTTTATTTGTCAAGGATTAATGAAGCAATAAGTCTTTCAGCAAATGAAAATTATCATACACTTGTTTCTCCAAGTTCTAATGTAAGTGCTACTGCTGCTCAAGTCCATGTTCTAGGAACAATTACTTTTGGGAGTGCTTAATTAATGGCCAAAGACTATTTTAAAATGTTGCAAGCTCTTCTTCCTCGCGGTTCTGCATGGAATCGAGATCCTGATTCTGTATTAAGCGAATTATTAAGAGGTATGGGAGATGAGCTTAACAGGCTTGATTCAAGATCAAATGATTTAAAAGTTGAAAGAGATACAAGAACGACTTCTGAATTATTGACTAATCATGAAAATGATCTAGGCCTTCCTGATGAATGTTCTCAAAGTGAAGAAACAATTCAGGAAAGAAGAAATCTTGCTCATTCAAAGTTAATTGCAAGAGGTCAACAGGATAAAGGATATTTTATTTCACTTGCAGCAGCTTTAGGCTTTACAGTTGATATTGTAGAATTCACTCCTTTCTGGAGTGGACTGGGAGCTTCAGGAGATGAATGTGGTGATCAAACAAATATATTTTATTGGCTTGTCCAGATTGAAGGAAGCGGAGAAATAATAGAGTTTATATCTGGTAGCAGTCAATCAGGTGATTCTTTAAAAAGGATTCCAGGCATTGAAGCATTAACATGCATGATTAAAAAATATAAACCGGCTCATACTTCAGTTAATTTTGAATTTGTTGGTCCGGAATTTAGTTCAGCATTTAATGAAGCCTTTGATTCAATGCCTTCTGAACTTGGATTAACTGGATCATTTAACGGATTACAATTTTCAAGTGCTTTTGACAGAAGAGAAGGCGGAGCTTTTAGTTTTAGAGAATTTAACAATGATTTTAATAAACCTGTATAAAGGAGGAAAAGATGGCTGATACACAACAGACAAGAGCAGCAATTTTAACACTTTTTGCTGATAATGTAACTGGGCAGATTTCTGCTCAAGATTTAAGGAATTTTGTAGTAACTATAATGGAAGCTGAATTTGCTTATCCAGGTGATTTCTGGAAACAGCCTGCTCCAGGTCAGATTACAACTGATAAAACCATAAGAGGTTGGATCGATTACAGCCAGATAGCCGGTGAAGATTTATCATTTGGTAATGTACTTTATCTGAACGCTTCAAATGTCTGGAAGAACGCAATGGTTTCAGATTCTACTGAAAATCCTGTTATGGGAGTTGCAGGGAATTCATATACATCCAATGACAGTCAGTGCCAGATATTAAGAAAAGGACTTGTTTATGATTCGGGATTATCTGCAAGATTTTCTGGCTTTATAGGAAGACCATTATATCTTCAGTCACATGGATCATACGGTTCTATATCTGTTACTATCACAACAAACAGTGTAGCACTTGTAGGAATTGTTGAAGGGGATGCTGTTTCTGAAATAACCAGTAGCAGATGGCGGTTCGATCCAGACTGGGCAGTTAAAGGAGAATAAAAGGAGGGGTTATGCATAGAACAGAAGGTACAAATCGCGAGATCGTTGGAGGAGTTGCTTTATTTACGGATGGTCCTCCGGGTACTACTGTTAATGATGATTGGCTCAATGCTGTTCAGGAAGAGATATCAAATGTAATTGAACAAGCAGGAATCACCTTACTTGATGCCAGTACTGATACAAGGAATCAGCTTTTTCAGGCATTGCTTCAGATATCTCCTATCCCAAGAGGATTTATTGATGGAATAATAACTGAAAATGATACTGATGCTGATCATGATATTAAATTTAATATTGGTAAATGCAGAGCAGATACTGATGATCTTACAATGAGTTTAACATCAGCTCTTGTAAAACAGATTGATGCAAACTGGGCAGAAGGTTCAAATCAAGGCGGTTTTCCTTCTGGTTTAGGATTAGCTATTGATACATGGTATCATTTATTTATTATAGGTAAGACTGATGGAACACTTGATGCCGGTTTTGATACAAGCTTAACAGCTTCAAATCTTATTGCTGATGCTGCTCCTTCTGGTTATTCAAAATATAGAAGGGTAGGTTCTGTATTAACTGATGGATCTTCAAATATTATTGGTTATTCTCAAAAAGGAGATGAGTTTTTATGGGATGCTCCTCCTGCTGACATTGCCACTGCTGTTCAACCTATTACAGCAGTTTCTTATACATTATCAACTCCTGATGCAGTTCAGACTTTTGCCATACAGAATTATCATGTTCAAGCTCCTGCCGGAGCTGCTGTTTATGTTACCTCACTTGATCAGGATGATGAAACTGCTGATGCTTCTGTTGGTAGGGCTTCAAGCAGAAGAGGTACTACAGAGCAGGCTGTTAATGGTAATATCAGAACTAGAACTAACACATCTTCTCAAGTTCGAGTGAGATCAAATCAGGCAAATACAACTATAAATGCAGCTACTGTTGGTTGGATTGATCCAAGAGGAAAGGATGCTGTTTAAAAAAGGAGGTAATAATGCCATATGTACTTAAAGAAAATGGAATTGTAGTAGGTGCTTTTGCCAGGAAACAATTTGAAGGTCAGGAATTCTTAAAAGATACTGTTGAAGCAGTTAAGGATTTTTATAAAAGCTTAAAAGATGTTAATAACGACAATGAAAAGATAAATAAAAGGATGAGAAAAATTGCAATTCGAGAATTGAAGGCTGATGGTGAATTGGCTAATGATTATCCTGAAGAATAATCATTCAAACAAATTATTATCTTCAGCAAGGGTGCAAATAGCATTGAAAAGGTTTGTTACTAAAATATCTGGCGTTTCTTTATTTGATCCGCCATTGCAGAAACACTTAAGAATGTTTACAGTAATTTCAAATGCTGTATCTTTTTGTTTTTGTGATAATGCCATGATTGATAAATAACATAA